GTTCACCATCGCGACCGGCCGCCTCTCGCAAATTCCCGATTTTTCGAATACCGTTGCATCGGGCAACACCGCCGTTGCCGGCGCTGCGTTAGCCGCGCTGCTGCGGTCGAATGCCGTGCTGCCACCCGACGCGGCGGCACACCGGCGGCAAGCGGCACAGTGTGCGCCACGCCCGGGGAGCGCCGCGGGCCGGTGAGCCGCGGACCCGCTCATGTGATCTCGCGCGCCGAGATGGCGCGCCGGCTCGGGCTCTCGCGCCCGAGCGTGACCAAGGCGTGCCGCCCCGGCGGGCGCCTCGCGTCGGCGGTCAAGGGTGTGGGCGTCAACTGCCTACACCCCACGGCGAAGCGGTGGCTCGCCGATCGCAAGGCACGCGCCGCGCTGCCCCCGCCCCCGCTGCCGCCCCCCGTCGAGCCCGGCATCCCCGTCGACGCCCCCGACCCTCCCGACGACGACGAACTCGCCAGCGGCGAGCGTACGGGGCCCGTCGGGCCCGAGCAGCTCGTCGGGGCGTGGCTCGACCGCGGCTCGCTCGACCTCGACGACCTGAGCGAGCCCCTCACCAGGCTGACCGAGCGCTACGGCTCGGCGCCGGAGCTCGCCGCATACGTCAAGTGTCGCAAGATACTCGAGGAGGCGCGCAGGGCGGAGATGCTTCGCGAGCGCATCGCCGGGCGGCTCATCGCACGGACGACCGTCGTTCGCGTCGTCGACCACGTCGATTCGGCGTTTCGCATCCTGCTCACCGACGCGCCCCGCGCCATCGCGACCCGCCTCGGCTGCGCGGACATGCCCGCCGCGACGGCGTTGATCCGCGACATCATGAGCCAGCACCTGGAGGCGGCGCAGAGCCACATGGTGGCGTCGCTCGAAGCCGACGACCCGATGGCTCCGCTCATGGAGGCGGCAGCGTGACGGCCAGACATCGAAAGAGCCACTTCGACCCACGGCTGCCGCTGCACCTGCAGGTGCCGCAGTGCCCGCGTCAGCTCGAGCTGCCCGCGATGATCCCGCTGCGCAAGACGCCGGGGCGGACGGGCTCGCTGCCGCCCGTGCTGATACCCGGCCTGCGAAAGTGCGGCGCACCCACCACTGACCCCGGCGCACCGGGCGCGGCGTGCGCGAGCGGCGGGCGCAAAGACGACGAGGCGGGCGAGGGTGAGCGCTCACCGTGGGGGCCAAAGGGATCGCCCGCCGACTTGAACAATCCCGAGGTGGACGAATGACGGCCGAGCGCGCCGTCGTCGAGATCGAGACGCATTTCGTGCGCCTGTGGCCGTTGCCGGTTTGGCTGCTCTCGATGCGAGTCGCCGGCGGGCGCCGTTGCTGGTCCATCGTCACGCCGTGGGGACAATCCCGATGAGCCATGCCGCCGAAAACGAGTGGCTCGCCGCGCAGCTGCGCAAGCGGCTCACGACGCGCATCGAGATCATGTCGCCGAGCGAGTGGGCCGAAGCGAAGCGCTACCTGCCGCCGAGCTCGACGAGTATGCCGGGCTACTACCGGTTCGACGTCGCGCCCTACATGCGCGAGATCATCGATTGCATGTCGCCCGAGAGCGACGTCCGGCACGTCACGATCATGAAGGGCGTGCAAGTCGGCGCGACCACGCTGCTGGAAAACACGATCGGCTACTACATCGACCAGGTCAAGACCGCGCCGATGATGCTCGTGACGGCGGACGCCGAGCTCGCGAAGCTGCGCATGGAAGCGTTCGTCGTCCCGATGCTCAAGTACTCGGGGCTCGACCACCTCGTCCGATCGCTCGACGAGCAGAATCCTCGCAAGACGGGGCGCACGGACAAAAAATACGAGTGGGAGGGCGGGGGCTTTCTCGTCCCGCTCGGCGCGGTCAACGCGAACAAGCTGCGCTCCATCCCGATCCAGGTGCTGCTGCGCGACGAGATCGACGGCTGGGCGGACACGGTGGGCAAGGACGGCGACCCCGTCAAGCTCTCGGCCGACCGCACCGCGGCGTACGAGGCGTCGCGAAAAATCTTCGACTGCTCGACGCCGCTCATCAAAGGGCAGAGCAAGATCGACCGGCTCTTTCAGGCGGGCGACCAACGCAAGTATCTCGTGCAGTGCCTCGCGTGCCGGCACCCGCAAGAGCTGCGCTGGCGTCGCTCGGACGAGACCGGGCAGCGCTCGGGCATCGTCTGGACAATGAGCGAGGGGCGGCTCGTCCAGGGCAGCGTCCGTTACCTGTGCGAGCGCTGTGGCCACCCGCACCAAAACTCCGACAAGACGCGGCTCTTCGCACCGGACAACGCCGATTGGAGCGCGACCGCGGTGCCGGAGACCGCCCATCACCGCAGCTATCACCTGAGCGCTCTGTACTCGCCCGTCGGCATGCAGACCTGGCAGGCGTGCGTGGTCAAGTGGCTCGAAGCGTGGGACGACGACAACAACCGCCCGCGCGACCATGGCCAGCTGCAGGTGTTCTACAACAACGTGCTCGGCGAGCCCTTCGAGGTGCGCGGCATGCGTTTACGTCTCGACGTGATCGAGACGCACCGCCAGCACGTCTATCGCTACGGCGAGATACCCAACGAATGGGCGACCGAGTTCTGCGGCTCGCCCGTGCTCATTCTCACGTGCGCGGTCGACGTGCACCTCGACAACCTCGCGGTCGCCGTCTTTGGGTGGTGCCGCGGGCGCCGGGCGCTGCTCGTTGATTACTGGCGATTCAAAGGCGAGACCGAGTCGCTCGACGATGAGCGCACGTGGGGCAAGCTGCGCGAGATTATCGAGACCAAGGAGTACACCTCTCAGGACGGCAAGCGAACGTATCGCGTGCAACTCACGCTCATCGACGGCAGCTACCTGACGGACACCGTGCACCGGTTCGTCGAGCGCTACGAGGCTGGCGTTTACCCGGTTCGGGGCCGCGAATCGCCGCCGAAGAGCTCGCCCTACAAGGAGTTTTGGAGCACCACGACGACCGCCGGGCAGATGTGGTGGGGCGCGTCGGTCGACATGTACAAAGACCGCTGGTCGGCAGCGCTCCGGAGGCAATGGGATGGCCAGTCGTTGCAAGCCGAGGGTCACTTCAACGCCCCTCTCGACGCCACGAACGAGCAGCTCAAAGAGCTGACGGTCGAGACGCGGCGCGAGAAAGTCGACGTTGCATCGGGCAAGCGCCTCGGTTTCGCTTGGGTCCGTCCGAGCGGAGCCGATAACGAGCTGTGGGATCTGCTCGTCTACAACAACGTCGCGCTGGACATCATCGCCTTTGACGTCTGCCTGCAGCAACTCGGCCTCGACCAGATCGACTGGGATCGCTTTTGGAGCTCGCTATGACGTGCCACGGCCCCTCTGACCCCTTCGATGATGGCGACGATCGGGCGTACAACCTCGAGCGCGTCGCGGCGACGAAGCTGCTCATCGTCAAGTATGAGCAGGCGATCGACGCACTGTCGACGGGCGCGCAGAGCTACCAGCTCGACACCGGGCAGACGCGCCAGCTCGTCTCCAAGGCGCAGCTCGGCAGCCTACAGCTCACCCTCACCCGGCTCGAGGCGCGGCTCGCGACGCTGCAGATGCGCTCGGGCAAAGCGCGCTTCTACGTGAGGCCCGGATGGTGACAGCGGTGATGACCGACGACCTGCACTTGCACCGTCACCCGCTGATGCATCGGGTTTTCGGATGGCTGTATGGCGCGCCTGCGCCCGTGCCCGCGCTCGAGCCGCCGGCGGCGCTTCCGACGTTCACGGCCGCCGCCTTCGGCGCCGCACCCCACACTCGCTTTGGCACCCACGACGGCGAGAAGTTCCCGGGCGGCTTCGGCTACACCGAGCTGCTCGAAGCCGACTACTGGACGCTCCGGAGGCGCAGCACGCAGCTGTTTCGCCAGAACCTGTACGCCCGCGGCATCATCCGCCGGCTCGTCACCAACATCATCAACACGGGCCTGGCCCTCGAGGCGGTGCCCGACGATCAGATCCTGGGTGAGACGGAAGACGCGCTCGCCGACTGGAGCGAGCGGGTCGAGAACCGCTTCCATCTCTGGGAACGATCGCCCGCGCTCTGCGACTACAAGGGGCAACAGTCCTTCGGGTCGATCCAGGCCGCCGCGAAGATGGCCGCTCTCATCAGTGGTGACGTGCTCGTGGTGCTCCTTCAAGGCCCGATCACGGGGCTGCCGCGCGTGCGGCTCGTCGACGCCGACCGCGTGCAATCGCCCGTTGGCGTGCCCGAGGGCGGGCCCCAGGTGGCCCCGGGCAACACCGTGCGCCACGGCGTCGAGCTCGACCGCGACGGCCGGCACGTCGCCTATTGGGTCGTCCAGTACGATGCGGCCACGCCCTTGACCAAGCGCGTCGAGCGCTTGCCTGCCGTCGGTGCCACCGGGCGGCGCATCGCGTGGCTCGTGTACGGCAGTGACAAGCTGCTCGACGACGTGCGCGGCGAGCCCATCCTCGCGCTCGTGCTGCAATCGCTGCGCGAGATCGATCGCTACCGCGACGCCGTGCAGCGCAAGGCGGTCATCAACTCGATGCTCGCGATGTTCATTCAAAAGGAGGTCGAGACGCAGGGCTCGCGGCCCATCACGGGCGGCGCCGTGCTGCGCGGCAAGGAAGTCGCCGCCGGCGTCGGCAAGACGCCCCGCGTTTTCAACTTTGCCGAGATGATCCCCGGCGCCGTAGTCGACGAGCTCGCGGTGGGCGAGAAACCGATGGGGTTCCCGTCGACCGGCACCGATGAGAAGTTCTCGGACTTCGAAGCGGCCATCGTTTACGCGATCGGCTGGGCGCTTGAGATCCCCCCCGAGATCCTGACGCTCTCGTTCGCGAGCAACTACTCAGCGAGCCAGGCGGCGATCAACGAGTTCAAGCTGTACCTCAACCCCGTGCGCGCCGCGTGGGGCGACGATTTTTGCCAACCGATCTACGTCGATTGGCTGCTCTCCGAAGTGCTCTCCGGGCGCATGGTCGCCGAAGGCCTGCTCTCGGCGTGGCGCGATCCACTCCAATACGACCGGCTAGCGGCGTGGGTCTCGGCCGATTGGAGCGGCGCAATCAAGCCGAGCGTCGACCTGGTCAAGCAAGCCAACGGGTATGCGTTGCTGGTCGAGCAGGGCTTCATCTCCCGCGACCGGGCGACGCGCGAGACGACCGGCACCAAGTTCAGCAAAAACGTCGCGAAGCTCAAGCGCGAAAACATCGCGCTGGCCGAAGCCAACAAGCCCATAGGCAAGCCTTCGACGGGCACGCCGGGCATGCCCGCTGCGGCCCCCGCGGCGCCCGAGCGCAAGCCGGGCGCGGCAACCCTCACCCTCGTGGAGTCCGAATGAGTTACTGGTTACTCGCCCCCGTGGCGCACGCGCTCATGGCCGACGCTCGCCGGCAAGCGGGCGCGATCGCGCCAGCGGCGATGGCTTGGGAAGCCGAAGCGCTCGCCGATGAGCAGCGCCGAGCCTCAGCTCTCGACGGGGCCGGCCCCGCTCCGCAAGCGCGCGACGCGGCGCAGCTGCCGCGCGGGCTCACCATCGCGGGCAACACCGCCGAGATTCGAATCGATGGCGTGCTCACGAAGAAGCCCGATTTCATGGCGATGTACTTCGGCGGGGGCAACACGACCTATGCGACGATCCGCAACGCGCTCGCCGTCGCCGCCACCGATCCGAACGTCAAGGCGATCGTGCTCGCCATCGATAGCCCCGGGGGCTCGGTCGATGGTCTCTTCGAGACGCTCGACGCGATCGCAGCGCTGCGCGCGAGTTCGGGCAAGACGCTGCGCGTGCGCGCCGAGCAGGCGCAATCGGCCGCGTACGGCATCGCGGCCGCGGCGGGCCCGATCGAAGCGGTCGGGCGGGGCTCGACGTTCGGCAGCATCGGCACCGCGACGACGTACTTTATCGACCCGGACGTGGTCACGCTCACCAACAGCGAGAGCCCCGACAAGCGCCCCGACGTGACGACAGACGCCGGCAAGGCGGTCGTCGTAAAGTATCTCGACCAAATCAACGACGAGCTCGTGCGCGCCATCTCGCGCGGCCGCGACGTCGACGCCAAGACCATCAACGAGAGCTACGGGCGAGGAGCGTCGTTCACGGCGCCGAACGCGCTGAAGCTCAGCATGATCGACAAGATCGCATCCTCTACACCGCTCCGCGCGGTGACCAGCAAAGGAACCACCATGGCAGAAGAACAGTCAGAGAATCGCGCGGCGCTAGACGCTGCCGCCGTGCAACGGGGCACGACGGCCGAGCGCGACCGCGTGCTCGCGCACCTCACGATGGGTGAGAGTTGCGGCGACATGGCGATCGCGCTCGAATCGATCCGCTCGGGCGCCGGCATGACGCTCGAGCTCAACGCGCGCTATCTGAGCGCGGGCATGAACCGCGGCGACCGGGCCAAGCGCCAGGTCGAAGCCACCACCGCCGAAGCCGCCCTCGCGGGCACCGGCAAAACCCCCGCCGCCGGCGACCTCGGCGACCAAGTCGTACTGAGCCTCAAGGGCTCGGATCGGAGCTTCGTCCGTGGCTAACATCACCATCACCAACGTCGACCTGGGCGGCGTCGTGCTCGATCTCACCGCCTCGCAAGACGGCGTTCTGCACAATGCCGACGCCGACAACCCGAAGGACTTTCCCGAGGGTCTCATCCTCGCGCGGCACTCGACCGAGCTGAAGTTCTACCCCTACGCTCCCGCCGGATCGAACGGGCTCAACATCCCGGTGGCCGTGCTCACTTATCCCGTGCTCGCGGTGCCCGCGGCGAGTGACGCCCAGGTGCGCGTGCTCACCGCTGGCAACGTCAATCAACGCCGTCTGAACATCACCGGCGTCACCATCACCGCCGCGCACCTCGACCTGTTGCGTAGCTTCGCGATCATCCCGATCGACGTCGTGCAACTCGGCGCCATCGACAACCCGCAGTAAGACGACAATGAGCGACGCATCTACCATTCAACTCATCGACATGTATCTCGAGGAGGCGACGACGCCTCTCTACCTCTCGGGAAAGTTCCGATCGCCGCCGCAGAATTTCCACACGACCGAAGAGGTCGAGTTCGATATTCAGCGCGACGACGAGTCCGTTGCGGTCGTGATCACCGACTTGAACGTCGGGCCCCGCAACAGCGAGTCCACGCTCTACACCAACAAGAAGTTCAAGCCGCCGATCTTCGACGAGCAGGGCGCCGTCTCGAGCTACGACATGATGCAGCGGCAGCCGGGGCAAAGCCCGTTCGCGAGCCCCGACTATGCGGCGAACGCCGTGCGGCAGTCGTACGCCATCTTCCGAAGACTCGAGCTGAGGATTCGCCGCGCCATCGAGCTCATGGCGTCTCAGGTCTTGCAGACCGGCAAGCTCACGCTCATCAACAACGCGGGCGTGGCGCTCTACGAGCTCGACTTCCAGCCGAAGACCACGCACATGGTAACGGCCACCATTACGTGGGCGCTCGACGGCACCACGGGCGATCCGCTCAAGGACCTCGGTGACCTTGCCACCGTCGTGCGACGCGACGGCAAGATCGAGCCCAAGCGGCTCACGTTCGGAGACAGCGCGTTTCTGCGCTTTCTCGCCAACCCCAAGGTGCAAAAGGCGCTCGACGTGCGTCGCATGGAGACCGCACAGATCGCGCCCGTCTCTCGCGGGCAGGGGGCGACGTTCCAGGGCTGGGTTTGGATCGGGCACTACCGGTTCGAAATCTGGACGTACGACGGCTACTACAAGCATCCGCAGACGGGCGTGCTCACGGCGTACATCGACACGGACAACGTGCTCATGGACGGTGACGGCCGGCTCGACCTGACCTTCGGGGCCATCCCGATCATCGTGCCGCCGGACCAACGCGCGATGCCGTTCCTACCGCCGCGCATTTCGAGCGGTGGCCGCGGGCTCGACCTGACCACGAACGCCTGGATCACGGAAGACAACAAGCACGTGATGGTGTCCGCGGGCACGAGGCCGCTCACCATCCCGACCGCGATCGACACGTTCGCGCGTTTCAACGTCACCGCCTGAGGCCGGGGGGGCGAGGGGCACCATGGGGATACGAGCGCAAGCGGTCGCCGACGCGAAAGCGATACTCGAGGATTCAACCTCGGGTTTCGGTTGGCCGCTCACGCTCACCTCGCCCGCCGGTGAGTCTAGCTCGCTCACCGGTTTCTCTACGGACGTCGCCGAGACGATCGACCCGGAGACGGGTCAAGCCGTCGCGGGTCGCCGGGCGTCCGTGGCGATCTCGCTCTTGTCGCTGCCCGTGCTGCCGACCGCCGTGCCCGATAGCGACCGCCGCCCGTGGGTGGTCGTGTTCGCCGACGCGACGCTCGCGCCGACGACGTGGAAGGTCGTCGAAGTCTTACCCGATCGCGCCGTGGGCGTGGTCGTTCTCTTGCTGGAGGCCTACCTTGCCAGCACAGCTTGACGCGCTGCTCTCGACTCGCGACAACTTCGAGGTCGTGCGCGATCAGATCGCGGCGATCTTGAAGCTCGAGCTGGTGCACCAGGGCGAGCTCGGGCTCACGCCCGTGCCACGCGTGTTCGTCGAGCGCTCGAGCCCGTGGGGGCCGCTCGTCGAGAGCCCCATCAACCTGACGCCCATCATCAACGTCTGGTTTGACACGGAAACGTTTGACGGGGCAGCGAGCAACATCGTCAGTCGGCAGCGCGCCGACGGGACGTTCAACGTCGACGCCTACGGCTTCGGCATGAGCACCGAGGCGGGCCCCGGGCACGAGCCGGGCGACCTCGCGGCGGCGTTCGCATGTCAAAAGACCTTGCGCCTGGTGCGGCAAATCCTGATGAGCGCGCCTTACACCTACCTTGGCCTGCGTGGGCTCGTCGGCAAGCGCTGGCCGCAAACGCTCGGCGTCTTCCAACCGCCGATCGACGCCCGCGCCGCGCACCACGTCGTCGCGGGGCGGCTCGCGCTGGCCGTGCAATTCAACGAATTTGGCCCCGAGATCGAGGCCGCAGTGATTGAGACCCTCGCGGTCGAAGTGTTTCGAGAAACGACGGGAGAGGTGTACCTCGCCGCCCGTTACCCATCCGAAGGAAACCCACCATGATTGACGCATCCGCGGTCGCCCGCGTCGTCGGCATCGAAGCCCAGTTCAAAGACTTGCGCGCGGGCGCCGTGCAATTTCTGCCCCAGCATATCGGCCTCATCGGCCATGGCTCGACCGCGGCGGCGGGCTATCCGCTCACGCCTTTCCGGATCACATCCGCACAACAAGTCGGGCTGCGCTTTGGCTTCGGCTCGGACCTCCATCTGGCGGCCCGCGAGCTGTTTCCCGTTACCGGCGGGGGCGTCGGCTCCATCCCGGTGACCGTGCTGCCGCTCGCCGAAAATGGCTCGGGCGTCGCGGCCGTCGGAACCATCACGCCTTCGGGAGCGGCGACCGTGACGGCCACCTATTGGGCCCGCGTGGCCGGCATTCTGAGCGCGCCCCTCACCGTGGTGAGCGGCGATAGCGTTGCCATCATCGCAGACAAGCTCGTCGCGGCCATTGACGCCGTGCTCGAAGTGCCGGTCGTCGCCACCGACGGCACGACCAAGGTCGACCTCGCCGTCAAGTGGAAGGGCGCGAGCGGCAATGATATCACGGTCGAGGTGCTCGACGCGACGGGCGGCGCGCCCGCGACCGGGCTCACGTTCGCGATCGTGCAGCCCGCGACGGGCGCCACCGACCCCGACGTCGCGCCCGCGCTCGCGATGCTGGGCTCGACCTGGATCACGATGATCGTCAACACGTTCGGCCCGAGCAACACGACGGCGCTCGACAAGATCGCCGCCGTCGGCGAGGGGCGGTGGGGCCAGCTGCTCCGGCGCCCGTTCGTTTGCTTCACGGGCAACCCCGAGCCGGATGTGGGCACGGCAACGACCGGGACGGCGGCTCGCCCGAGCGATCGGGTCAACTGCCAATTGGTCGCCCCGGGCTCGGTGCAATCGCCTGCGCAGATTGCCGCGGGGCAAGTGCGAGAGATCGCCAAGGTCGCCAACGACAACCCACCGACCGACTACGGCTCGCGCGCGGTGCGCGGGCTCATCCCCGGCAGCGACGCCGTGCAGTGGGATTATGCCGAGCGGGACCTCGCCGTCAAAGCGGGCTCGTCGACGGTCGAGATCAAGGACGGTCTCGTGAAAATCAGTGACGTCGTCACCAACTATCGCCCGACGGGGGAAGTGCCGCCCGCGTATCGCTACGTGGTCGACATCATGAAGCTGATGACGATCATCTACAACGTCGACCTCGAGTTCACAAAGCCCGAGTGGAACGGAGCGCCGCTCATCCCCGATGGGCAGCCCACGGCCAACCCCAACGCACGCAAGCCGTCGGCTGCGAAAGCCGCGCTGTGCGCCATCATCGACAGCCTCGCGCTCGAAGCGATTTTGAGCGACCCGACCATGTCGAAGAAAAACACGTTTGCGAGCATCAACTCGCAGAACCCGAAGCGGCTCGACCTCCAAACGACGGTCAAGCTCTCGGGCAACACCAACATCATCAGCATGGACCTGTTCTTCGGGTTCTACTTTGGCGCGCCGACTCTCGTCGGCTGATTAGGAGCAACGCAACATGCCCGCACCCGCAGTAGGTGGAAGCATCGAGTCGATCTCGATCCGAGGTCGACTCTTCCCGGTGGCAGCCGATGCCGAGGCCACCAAGAAGCTCGGCGGCTTCGAAAACGAGGTCCAGTCGAACGGCGACGGCAGCGCGCGCCTCGTCAAATCCCGCAAGCCCTGGAGCATCGACGGCCTCCAGGTCGAGGTCTCTGACGCGCGAGCCGACGCCGAGTTCCTGCAAGAGATAGCCGATGGCTTCGAGTGGGTGCCCATCACCATCACGTTCGCGAGCGGGGTCACCTATCAGGCCACCGGACAGGTCTCGGGCGAGCTCGGCTCGAGCAGCATGAACGCGACCGCCAGCCTCACGCTCTCGGGCCCGGGGACGCTTTCTCAGCAATGAGCAACGTCACCAGCATCGCGAGCAAGAGCACGCCGAAGATCGCGCGCGAGGTCGCCGAGACCGAGTTTGAGCGCATGTGCACGGCCCATCGGATCGAGCATGACGCGGAGCGCGACGAGGCCGAGCAAAAGGAGTGGAACGACATGAAAGCACCGCTCGTGCGGATGCTCATGCGCGGCTCGCTCATCATCGCCGAGAATGGCAACCCGACGTATACGCCGTCGGGTGGCGCGGGGCTCACCTTTCACCAGGCAACCGGCGCGACCTGGATCGCGCTCGAAACCTACGCGGGCGCGAAGAACATGTCCAACATGATCGCCGCGATGGCGGAGCTGACGCACACCGATCGCGCATCGCTCTCGAAGCTCGACGCCGCCGACTTTCAGGCTTGCCTAAAGGTCACTGGGCTTTTTTTGTCGGACCGGTAATCGATCGAGTCGTTCGCTACGGCGCCGACACGCGGCTCTCGAGCGCCGGGCAAACGTACAGCGAAATGCTTTTGCAGATCGCGCGCGATTACCCCGGGCTCCCCGACCCGCGCACCCTCGCCGTCGCTGAGATCGTGTTCTTTTACAACGGGCTCCGCGCGGAATTGAAGAGACACACTCGCCCGAAGGGGCACTAGGACCATGGGCAAAAAATTCAGCATCCAGGCGATCTTCAGCGCCGTCGATCGGCTGAGCGCGCCCATGGCCAAGATGCGCGGCAAGCTCGGGCAGTTCGGCAAGCTCGGCGGCAAGGCTCTCGGCAGCGCGAACCGTCTCGTCGACAAGGGGTTCTCCGCCATCGGCAAGGCGAGCGACGCGATCGGCATCGCGGGCATCGCCTCGCTGGCGGGGCTCGGCTACGCGATGAGCGACGTCATGACCCAGGGCAAAGAGTTCGAGAAGGTGCTGGTGCGCGCCGGCACTGCCTTCGAGACGCCTATCCGGGTGGGCACCAAGGGCTTTAACGCGCTCACCGCGGCCGCGCGCAACGTCGGCAAGACGACAGAGTTCTCGGCGTTGCAAGGTGCAGAAGGGCTCAACTCGCTTGCAACCGCGGGCTACACGGTCAAGCAAAGCATCGCGGCGCTGCCGAAGATTATCGACTTTGCGAGCGCCGGCAACCTCGAGCTCTCGGCGGCGAGCGACATCGCGAGCGACTCGCTCGGCGCCTTCAATCTGCGCAGCGCGAACGCCAGCAAGAACACGGCCAACATGGCGCGCGTGATGG